TGCTGGCCAGTGCCGATGAGCAGATACGCAGCTGGGATCCGCGCGAGGTCGGCCTGGAGCCGAACCCGCAGCCGAATCCGATGGGCGTCGTGCCGATGGTGGAGCTGCCGAACAGGCCGCTGCTGGTTGAGCAGCCGATTTCTGACATTTCCGGCGTCATCGCCATGCAGGACGCGATTAACCTGCTGTGGTCACAGCTGCTGGTGGCCTCGGACTTTGCCTCGCTGGCGCAGCGCATCGTCATCGGCGCCGAGGTGCCGAAGATTCCGGTGCTGGACGCCAACGGCCAGAAGGTCGGCGAGAAGCCCGTCGACTTGAAGCGCTTCGCCCTGGACCGGGTGCTGTGGCTGGAGAACCCCGAGGCGAAGGTCGCGAACTGGCCGTCGGCGGACCTGACCGCCTACACGAGCATCATCGAGGTCGCCGTCGGCCACATTGCCGCGCAGACCCGTACCCCGGCGCACTACCTCATCGGCAAGATGGCCAACTTGAGCGGCGATGCCCTGATCGCCGCCGAGACCGGCCTGGTGAAGAAGTGTGAGGAGAAGCAGCTGTGGTTCGGCCAGGCGCTGCGTGAGGTCTTCGCGCTCATCGCCATGGCCCGGGGCGAGACGGCGAAGGCCGCGGCGATCGGCGGCGGAACGCTGCTGTGGGCGGACGTCCAGTCCCGCAACATCGCCCAGCTGACCGACTCGCTGCTGAAGCTGAAGCAGATCGGCTTCCCGTTCGAGTTCCTGGCCTCCCGCTTCGGCCTGAACCCGACCGAGGTCGCGGACCTGATGCAGATGCGCGAGCGCGAGGCCGAGCTGGACCCGGTTGCGGCCATGATGAACGCCGCGACTGTGCCCGGGGCCAACCCGGACGCGCCGGCGGACGACACCGCGGACCAGAACGCCGACTGACGTGGCCGGCGTTTTGGAGCTGGCCGCCGAGCACGCCAGGGTGCGCCGCCGAGTGGCCGCCGCTGCAACGCTGGCCGCGGTTCGCGCCTGGCGCGGCATGGCCGGCGCCGATCTGGCCACCTCGTGGACGATGGCCGGCCCGCGGATCTACTCGGCGGCCTACGCCGGACAGCTGGCCGCTGCATCTACGGCGAGCGACTACGTCACGGGCGTCATGGATGCGCAGGACGGTCCGGCACAGGCCGCCCCGCCCGCTGTCGACCCGGTTGCGTTCGCGGGCACCGCATCGGATGGCCGCTCGCTGGCGACGCTCGTCCGCCTACCGCTCGCCCGGACGTTCACCGACCTGTCCGCCGGCGCCTCGCAGACCGAAGCGCTGGCCCATGGCGAGGCGCTGCTTCAGATGCTCGTCGAGACCGAGGTGGCCGACGCCGGCCGCGCGGCCGACAGCACCGCCATCACCGCCGACCGGCGGGCTGGCGGCTATGTCCGGGTCGTCTCGCCGTCGGCGTGCGGGCGCTGCATCATCCTGGCCGGCCGGTACTACCGGTACTCGGCCGGGTTCGCCCGGCATCCGCGCTGCCACTGCACACAGATCCCGGCCGGTTCCGCCGCGAGCGCGGCTGAGCACCTGACCAACCCGCACGCCGCCTTCGAAGGCCTGGACCGCGCACAGCAGGACAAGGCGTTCACCGTGGCCGGCGCGCAGGCGATCCGGGACGGTGCGGACATCTTCCAGGTGGTCAACGCCCGTCGCGGCCTGACCGTCATCGGCTCGGGCCGCTTCGGCCGGGAGCTGTCCGCCACAACGGAGGGCACGACCCGCCGCGGCCTGTTCAACCAGGCCGTCCGCGCATCGGGCCGACCGGCCCCGACGGTGCGCCTGACTCCGCAGGCGATTTACCGCATCGCATCTACTCGCAGCGAGGCCGTGACCCTGCTGCGTCGCTACGGCTACCTCCTCTAGGCCCCGGCCCCGCGCACCGCGGGACCGCCGACTCCTGCAACAGGAGCCCACATGAACACCCTGATCCACCCGGTTACCGGGCTGTCCGCGATCGGCTGGCGCAAGGCCAGGCGCGGCGAGAACGGCCCGCAGCCGATCTGGCCCGTCCTCGGCGGCTCGGAAGAGACCGACGAGGCCGAAGCCGCGGCAGCTGCGACAGCGGCGGCGGAAGCCGCTGTCGCTGCGACAGAGGGCGAAGGCGACGACGACCCGGATGGTGCCGAGCAACTCGGCGACGCCGGGAAGCGGGCGCTGGACGCCATGAAGGCACAGCTGAAGGCGGAGAAGGAGCGGCGCAAGGCCGCCGAAACCGAGCTGACCGGCTTCAAGGCCAAGCCCGCCGAACCCACCGACGCCGAGGCCCTGCGCGCCGAGGCTCTGGCCACCGCACGCGCCGAGACGCTGCGCGACCGGGCCATGGACCGCCTGGAGGCCAAGGCCGCCCGGTTGTTCGCCGACCCCGAGGACGCCCGCGCACTGCTGGCTGGCCGCGTGGAGGACTTCGTCGACGGCAACGGCATCGACGCCGACGCCATCGCCGAGGCCCTGACCGACCTGCTGGCGCGCAAGCCGCACCTGGCCGCCGCTCAGCAGCAGACCAAGCCCACGTTCGTCGGCACCGGCGACGGCGGAGCCCGCAAGGGGCCCGAGGGCGTGAAGCAGCTCGGCAAATCCGATCTCGCCAAAATGACCGCCGAACAGATCGTCGCCGCCCAGAACAAGGGCCAGTTCGACGACTTCATGGCGGCCGAGTAGCCCCCTAGGAGCAACACGTGTCCATCAAGCTGTTCAAGCCGGAGATCTGGAGTGCCAACCTCCTGGTCGCCGCCCGGAAGGAGCTCGTGTACGCGGGCCCCGATGTCGTGAACCACGACTACGAAGGCGACATCGCCGACTACGGCGACACCGTCCGGATCTCCTCGATCTCGCGTCCGACCATCGGCACCTACGTGCCGAACGTCACCGTCATCACCCCCGAGCAGATCACCGATGCGCAGCGCACGCTGACCATCGACCAGTCCAAGTACTTCGCGTTCTCGATCGACGACGTGGACGCCCGTCAGGCCCGCGCCAACGTCATCCCGCAGGCGATGTCCGAGGCCGCCTACGGTGTGGCCGACGTCATCGACCAGTACGTGGCGAGCTTCTACACGCAGATCCAGTCGGCGAACGCGCTGGGCTCGCTCACCGTGAACTCGGCGACGACCCCGACCGACGCCTACGACAAGGTCCTCATCCCGCTGAAGATCAAGCTGGACCGGGCGAACGTCCCCAAGCAGGGTCGCTACACCGTCATCACCCCCGAGATGCACGGCTGCCTGCTGCGCGACGGACGGTTCATCAAGGTCTCCGAGTCCGGTACCGACGAGGCGCTGCGCAACGGCATGGTCGGCCGCGCGGCCGGCTTCAACATCATGCTGTCGAACAACGCGCCGAACACCACCGGCTCGGAGTACGCCATCACCGCAGGCGTTAAGCAGGCGATCTCCATGGCCTTCCAGATCGCCAAGACCGAGGCCTACAGGCCGCAGACCGGCTTCGGTGACGCCATCAAGGGCCTGAACCTGTACGGCGCGAAGGTGCTGCGTCCCGACTTCCTGGCCTCGGCCCTCGTGACGGTCTCCTGACCGCCCCCTGATCGAAACGGAGATCTGAACCATGGCTCGTACCGCAGTGGCCTACTCGGCCTTCACCTACAACGCTTCCACGGCCGACCCGGCCGGTACCGCGCTGAACGTCGGCGCCGGCAACGGTCACGTCGTCCCGGCCGCCGGTCCTGGCGCGCAGGCCGAGCCGGAGAAGACGCTGCTGCGCGTCGTCGTCGGCAGCACCGGCGGCAACGTCACCGTCAAGGCGGGCACGCAGCCGCTGGCGATCGCCTCCGGCCAGGGTGACCTCGTCGTCCCCGTCGCCAACTCGGCGACCGCGTGGATCGGCCCGTTCGACTCGGGCCGCTTCCTTCAGGCCGACGGCTCCATGCTGGTCGACGTCGCCGCCGGCGTCGTGCCCGGCACCATCACCGCTTTCAAGGTGCCGCGCCATGCCTGAGACCGGCGCCGACGAGCGCGAATTCGGCTACTTCCGCGGCGAGGGCGGCACGGTGTTCCGGTTGGACCTGCCGGTCCACGAGACCATCTCCGAGCGCATCGCCAAGAAGGAGATCCACCGCGTCAACGAGGACGGGACTCCATACGTGGAGGCCGACCCCGAGGCGGAGTCCGCATCGGCTACCGCGCCGGCGGCCAGCGCGGCGAAGGCCGCTTGGGTGGAGTGGGCGGTCTCGCAGGGAGCGGACCGGGCCGCGGCCGAGGCGATGACCAAGCTGAACCTGATCGGCGAGTACGGCGGCGGCGAGTAGGCCGTGGTCCTGCCCGCGCTGGCTACTCAGGCTGACGTGGCGAACTGGGGCTACACGCTGCCCTCCGATACCGCCGATGCCCTGCTGGACCGGGCTTCGGTGCGGCTCCGTCGGGCGGCCGGTGAGCCCATCACCGCCTCGACGGTCACCGTTCAGGCCGACGTGGACCGCGGCGTCGTCCTCCTGCCGGCGCCCCCGGTGATCTCGGTCTCCGACGTGCAGGCCGTCGCCTCTGACGGAACGCTGTCGGCGCTGACGGGCTGGTGGTGGAACGGCGAGCACCTCGTGATGCCTCAGCCCTTGCCGGTGCCGTGCGTGTCCCGCGTGCAGGCCACGTATCTGCGCGGCTGGGCCACGGTGCCCGAGGGGGTGGTTGAGCTGACGTGCCAGGTCGCCGTTCGCTTGTCGCTGACGCCTGCAGGTATGGACGTCGGCATCCGGCAGCGCACGGTCGACGACTACACCGAGGTGTATGCGGTCGAGCAGCTGGACGCCGCGGGCAACCTGCTGTCCGGCGAGATGGCGGCGCTGCGCGACGCGCTGAGCCTGCGCGATGTCTGGGTGACGGTCTCATGACGACCCTCAGCGGCCTGACCGGCTTCATCGTTCGCGGTCGCGCCTGGCATCCACAGGTGATGCTCGACACCTGCACGGTCTCCCGGATCGTGCCCGGTACCCGCGTCTACAACGACGTGACGCAGCAGTACGTCGAGGACACGGTAACCGTCTACACCGGCCCGTGCCGCATCAAGATCTGGCGCGGGATCGACGTGGAGGCGGCCGAGCAGGAGATCAACGTCCAGCGCTACTACCTGGACCTGCCGCTGTCCGACACGGCGCCGGACGTGCGCCGCCGCGACACCGTCACCATCACCGCCTCGCTGAACGCCTCGCTGATCGGCCGTGTCCTGGTGCTTACCGACGCCGAGGCCGAGACGACGGACACCGCGCTGCGCGTCACCTGCGAGTTCGCGCAGTGAGCGAGATGTCCGCGGAGTTCGAGGCGTTCGCCGCCGATCTGGCCGCGGCCCCGGCCCGGCTGGCCGAGCTGCTGCCGCCGGTGGTGTCCAAGGGTGCGCTCAACGTGAAAACCGCGTGGCGTGCCAACGCCAGCGGGAATGCGCATGCCCCGCACTACCCGGCGTCGATCACCTACGACATCGAGGAGCGGCCGGGCTCGGTCAGTGCCGAGATCGGCCCGGACAAGAACAAGAAACAGGGCCCGCTCGGCAACATCTTGGAGTTCGGCACCTCGAAGAATCCGCCGCACAACGACGGCGGCCGTGCGCTGGCCGCTGAGGAGCCGCGTTTCATCGAGGCCTGCGCGGCCGTGGCCGAACAGGCGTTGCTGGGATGACCGCTCCCGCCTCGGCCGAGCCGCACATCCGCGCGGTACAGGCCGTGCTGGAGGCTGCCCTCCAGCAGTTGCCGACGCCGATCCACGCGAAGATCGGCCAGCGCGACGACGCCGAGAAAACAGTCGTGGTCATCCACGGCGACCCCGGCCTTATCGCGCCCGGGAGCTTGGGCGATCTGTATTCCGACCTGACCATCCCGATCCAGCTGACTGCCGTCGGCGAGGGCCCGGAGCAGGCCTCCGCCTACGCCGACGCCGCCCGGTCCGCCCTGCTGACCGCACCGCTGGCTGTGGCGGGCCGCAAGGTGTGGCTGCCACGGCAGACCGGCAGTCAGCCCGCCCAGCGCGACGACACGGTGCAGCCGGCGCTGTGGATCGCCACAGCGCAGTACGAGATCAAGTCCACCCCCGCATAGGAGCCCTGATATGGCCCTGCTCACCCTTCAGACGATGACCACAGCCGGCCTGAC